CGCCCGCATCGTGCTCAAGGGCGAGCGGGTCGATGAGGACGGCTCGTTGCTGGACGCGCAGTGAGCTTCGACGAGAAGGCCGCCACTGACGCCGAGAGCTTCTTCGCCACGCACCTCCAGCACGTAGAGGGCAAGTGGGCGGGCAGGCCGTTCGAGCTGCTGCCCTGGCAGTGCGATCTGGTGCGGACGGTGTTCGGGACCAAGCGTGCGGACGGCACTCGGCAGTACCGCAGGGTCTACGTGGAAGTGCCCAGGAAGGCTGGGAAGTCGGCCCTGGCATCCGGACTCGCGCTGAAGCTCCTCGCCGCGGACGGTGAGGCGGGCGGGCAGATCTACGGCGCCGCCTCGGACCGCGATCAGGCCGGGATCATCTTCCGCACGGCCGCGGCGATGGTCCGCAGGGACAAGCCGCTCTCATCGCTGTGCCGGGTCATCGACTCCTCGAAGCGCATCGTCGTCGAGAAGACAGGGAGCTTCTACCGCGCCATTCCGAGCGATGTTGCGGGATCACACGGCTTCAACGCCCACGGCATCATCTTCGACGAGCTCCACACTCAACCCACGCGCGACCTGTGGGATGTGCTGACCACCTCGACGGGGGCCAGGTCGCAACCGCTCATCATCGCCTTCACCACCGCCGGCTACGACCAGACCTCGATCTGCTGGGAACTGCACGACTACGCGCTCAAGGTGCGTGATGGCGTGATCGAGGACGATTCGTTCCTGCCGGTCATCTATGCCGCGGGAGCGGAGGACGACTGGACCGACCCCGAGGTGTGGAAGAAGGCCAACCCCTCGCTCGGCGTCACCGTGCAGCAGGACTTCCTCGAGCGCGAGTGCGCGATGGCGAAGGAGACGCCGGCATTCCAGAACACCTTCCGGCGGCTGTACCTCAACCAGTGGACGCAGCAGGAGATGCGGTGGCTGGATCTGGCGGTATGGGACCGCTGTGCCGGCATCGTCGTTCCGGCCGAGCTCGAAGGCCGCGAGTGCTACGGCGGCCTCGACCTGGCGACCTCGCGTGATGTGGCGGCGCTCGAGCTCATCTTCCCGCCCAAAGGCGAAGAGCCGTATCAGGTGCTGTCGTACTTCTGGATCCCCGAGGAGAACATGCGCGACCGCGAGAACCGCGACCGGGTGCCGTACTCGGCTTGGGCACGTGACGGCTTCCTCTCCGCGACGCCCGGCGACCAGATCGACTACGCGTACATCGAGTCGACGGTCCTCGATCTCGCGCGACGCTTCAACATCCGCGAGCTCGCCTACGACCGCTGGGGCGCGGTGCAGATCGCGCAGCGTCTGGCGGCCGAGGGGCTCACGGTGGTCCCGGTCGGTCAGGGCTTCGGCGGCATGGCCGCCGCGACGAGCGAGACGCTGGCGATGATCATCGGCGGCAAGCTGGCCCACGGCGGCAATCCGGTCCTGCGCTGGATGGCCGCCAATGCCGTCGTGAAGCAGGACCCGGCCGGCAACATGCGCCCCGACAAGGGCAGCGCCACCGGCCGCATCGACGGCATCGTGGCGCTGGTCATGGCGGTGGGCCGTGCGACCGTGGCCGAGCCGTACGTCGAGTGGGCGGCCTCGTAGTGGACACCGCCGACCGCCGCGTGATCGCTCAAGCGCTAGTCGTGCTCGCGCGAGCGTTAGTAGTGGTAGCGGGATTCTTCGTCTTCGCGCTGGGGCTCGGCCTGGCGGTGCGCGTGTTCCTGGTCGTATCCGGCTTGGGAGGCTAGATGGGACTGATAAAGGCGATCTCCGATGCCATCGCGAAGGCCGCGCCGGGCTTCTCTGGAACGCAGTGGAGCGGCTCGTGGGGCGGCTGGGCTGGCTGGCCGAGCGGCGTAGCGGGAGAGCGGGACTGGACGCGCGTGGTCGGGGACGGATCTGGGAATTCGATTGTTGAAGCTTGTTTGCAATGGATAACGCGAAATTTCCCCGAGGCTCCCGTCGTCGTCGAAGAGGTCGATGAGAACGGTCTCGCGCAGATCATCCGCGACCATCCGATGGCGGCGCTGCTGCGCGAGCCGAACGAGTGGTACAGCTCGCGCCTGATGTGGTCCGCGGTGATGACGTCGTTCGTGGTCAACGGGAATGCATACCTCCTCAAAGTCCGCAACGACTCCGGTCGCGTGAGCGAGCTCTACTACCTGCCGCACTTCGCCGTCGAGCCGCGCTGGGAAGGCTCGGACTTCATCACCTACTACGAGTACGCGGTCAACGGCGAGCGCTCGCGCATCCGCCGCGAGGACGTGATCCATCTGCGGGCGAACGTGGATCGCGACAACCTCCGGAAGGGACGCTCGCAGCTGCGAACGCTGTTTCGCGAGATCGGGGTGGACGAGGAGGGTGGGCGCTTCGCCGCCGCTCTCCTGCACAACATGGGCATCCCCGGCGTGATCCTCTCGCCGGACGCCGGCGCTCAAGGCATGGGCAACGACGAGCGCGAGGCGCTCAAGGCGAAGTACGAGGAGAACTTCGGCGGCGACCGCCGGGGTTCTGTCATGGTCACATCGAAGCAGATCAAGCTACAGACGCTGGCCTTCTCGCCGAGCGACATGGACTACAGCGGCATCCGCAACGTCCCCGAGGAGCGCATCTCCGCGGTCCTCGGCATCCCGGCTGCGATCGCCGGCCTCGGTACGGGCATGGAGCAGGTGCGTGTCGGGGCCACGCTCGAGACGCTCCTGGATATCGCCTACATGGGAAGGATCATTCCGGACCAGAAGCTCGTGGCCGAGGAGCTGTACCGCAGCCTGCTCCCCGACTTCGCCTCGCCCGCACAGCGCAAGAAGCTGCATGTGAAGTTCGACCTTTCGCACGTCCGCGTGCTGCTCGAGGCGCAGGGCAAGATCGCTGACCGCCAGTCCACCCTCGCGCGGGCCGGTATCGCCAAGCGCTCCGAAGCACGTGCCGCGGTGGGCCTGCGGGTGTCCTCGGACGACGACGTGTACATCCCCTCTCCCGGCGTCCAGGAGCTCATGCCTGACGGCACCGCGCGGAATGGGCCGCTGGCACTCCCCGAGCCTGAGGAGGAGGAAGAGCCGCAGCTCGCACTCCCCTCCGGCAAGGCCGCCCTGACCGCGCGCGAGGCCGAAGTCGCCGACCGGGTGGCGAAGGGCATGACGAACCGCCAGGTCGCGGACGAGCTCGTGATTTCCGAGCGCACCGTGGATCGCCACGTCGGCAACATCCTCGCGAAGATGGGCTTGCACTCTCGCGCGCAGATCCGGCCGACCACGACGACGATCACCGTCCAGCAGGACGACATCTTCGAGGCGAAGTTCGCCGAGCTGCGCGAGCTCATCGCGGCACTCCATGCGCCGAAGGCGTACAAGTCCGCCGGCGGGGAGGCCGTGCAGGTCGTGCTGGTGAGCGGCGACAAGACGGCCGAGGCTCTGCCGGCACTGTTCGCGCCGATCATCCAAGCGATGAACGAGAACGGCGAGCGCGCCGTGAAGTCGAACGCCGAGATGGCGCGCGAGCTGCGTGAGAGCGAGGAGCGCCTGCGCGCGCACATCGCGGAGCGCGACGACACCGCCGTCGCCGAGCGGGCTGCGTTCATCGGCGAGCTCAAGGAGACGATCAGCAAGCCGCTTACCCTTCCACCGCCACGCAAGATGCGCGTCACCTACGACTACGCGAAGAACATCACCGGCGTAGAGCCGGTAGAGGAGGCAGGCTAGTGGCAATTCCGTCGAAAGCTACAGGTTATGGCGATGGCAGCACCGCGCAGAACGTCTTCAGGCTGACGTTCTCCACCGCGCTCTCGCAGGCACCCGCGTATGAGGCGTATGACTCAGCGGCCACGTTCCCCGCGGTCGGCACGGACCTGACCGTCGCCAAGAAGATCTTTGCGGGCACGGCGGGCAACTCGAACAAGCCCATGCTCTCACTCGTCGCGACGACGTCCGCGGCGCCATCGTCCGCGTGGATGCCGGCCGCGGCAACAGGTGGCTCGGCGAATCCGAACCGCCTCAAGGGCACCACGAACTACGTCACCGACCCGAGCACACCCGGTGCGGGCGGGATCATTCGGTGGAACCTTGTCGCCGAGCTTCCCTCGGACCTCGTGCCGGCGACTGACAACGCAGAGATGACCCACGACCTGCTCGTGCGGTTTACCTTTACGGGAGCCACGCCGACGCTAACGTGGGCCTACAACGAAGGCACCGAGGCGACCCCAACGTGGACGACCTTGACCCCGGGAACTCACGGCATCCGCCACGCTAAGAGTGGCGCGGTCACGCCGAACTACTACGCCACAGTTCCAGCGACCGGCGTCCAGAAGACAGTCGAGGGATGGGTCACGGCGTAGCGTGAATGAACGCGAGCGCGAACTCAACCAGGAGCGCAACCGTCGATATCGGGAGACGCACCCAGAGCT